CAACCTCTTCACCCTGTTCGTATCTTCGAACAGTCTGGATCTTGGCATCGCATGTGATCACGGTGATAGACTGAGGCTTGATGTCTCGACTGATAGCGTTCAGCTCACCAAGGAAGAAGGACATATCATGCTTCGTTACAGAGCCGCTTGTATCGACACCAACCACTAGGTCACCCGCGCCGATCTTGTGTATCGATGGGGCAACTATGCCTTGCATGTGGAACATCTTCTTCTGGGGCTTGCGATAGCTGTAGTCATCTGGCTGATCGCCACCGATAAATCTCTGCATCACATCACGCCAATCAACTTGGCTGCGCTTCATGCGTTCGATCAAGTCCTGCCTTGGCACCAGATGCAGCCATCATAATCTTGGCATCGATGTTTGCTTCCATCTGGTTTTTCTCTGCATCAGACGGTTTGTTGCCATCATCATTAGATGCATCGATCACAGAACCCATAGCCGCAGCATCACCAAAGCGTTCCTTCGCATCGTCGGGTAGTATGTTAAAGATAGCTTCGGCACTCATGCCTTTGTACTGAGGGTCAATCAATGCCCCTTCTGGCAATATAAAACCTGCATCAACTAAGATTTGATTGATCGCAAAATCAGTAGCAATATTCCAAAGTAAAGGATCACGCTCACCGCGACGTAGAGGATGTTTGAATGTTACATGCAATACCTCGTGAGCCATGCCACCTACGGTCTGTTCTTGATCTAGGGTATCGACAAACGACGGTGACCATAAGATAGACTTGCCATCTGTACACAAGGTCGGGATCGTTTCTTCTGGCCTCACCTTGAGTGACAAGGCAAGCGAACCAAAGAACGGGTGCTTGACCACAAGTCTTGTGATCGCCCGTGATACTTTCATTTGAGCATCCATTACTCCAACTCCTTCATTACGTCTTCTAATTTATTTATATTTCTGTGAACCGTAGAGAATACCTCGTCCATTATGTTCTCGATATCCTGATGAATTGTACGACTGCATTTACTTTTGATGCACTTGATTGCAGTCCAGTCCATGTGGCCCACAACATTCTTTGTCCTACAAAAAGGACAGATAATTATTTTACTCATTCCACTCTCCGAAAAAAGTTCAATAGAACTAAAAGCTAAAATGGAACCGTTCATATTGACGTGTATGAACGGTTCACTGATTAAAGAATAAGGTTCTTACCAGTCTTCATGATCCATTCGCGGATCGCCTTGGACTGCTTGAGTT